ACAAACTTTTGTTTAGCCACTATTTATTTTTTTTAGGCTTCAATTGTATAATTTTAGCTTTTTTCTTTTCAAGGATTTTACTAGCTCCAGGATAATCTTTTGCTTTTCCTTTGTAAAGAAGCCCGCCTTTAAAATTATCTGATACAGAAGCATTAGCAGTCATCTCTCTATCTTTAGACTTACCATCTTCGTAACCATCATCATCAAAAATTTTAGCTTTAGTAGTATCATCAAAGTCTACATCTAAAATTTCTTTAGTGACATCTTCTCTTGTTTTTTTCATCTTCTTTTTTTCCTTTTACCTTTTTTAATTACACCTCTTGCAATTAAAATATCTTTCTTAGTTACTTTTCCATCTCCAGACATATCTGGAAATTTACCTTTTTTCTTTTTCTTTTTTTTCTTCATCATCTTACCAGTAATCTTAGAGTTTTGCATTCTGCCTTCTCCTGATCCTGCGCCTGCTGTCATTTTCATATTCCACTCCTCATATTCCTTTTATCTCTAAAAATTTTAAATTCAGTTTTTGCTGGATTAGTATGTACGAAACCTAATTGTTTAGCAGAATTAATACCAGGTAAAGTTGCAACGAAATTTTTCACTCTTCCTTCTGCTCCTTTATCTCCTTTAAAAACAGATTTAAAATCTAATCTTTGATTTTTAGTTAAATCTGAAGCTCTTAATTTTGACATTATGATATTCTGCTCCTTACTTTTTTTTCATCTGGAAAAATTTTGAATTCAGTTTTTGATGGATTAGTATGTGTAAAACCTAATTTTTTAGCAGAATCAATACCAGCTAATCTTTTATTTTTACTTTTAAATTTTCCATCTTTTTCTGCTTGATCAAAAAGTTTTGGTATTAATTTTCCTATCATGATATTTCTACCTCGATTTTCATAGCTTTCATCATTTTTGCATGTTCAGCTTTTCTATCGTCATCTATTTTTACAACTTCGTCACCAGGATTTTGCATTGCTTTCTTTAACATCGCAGCATCTTCTACAGCTCCTGGAAACTTATCATAAAATCTTTTATCAGCAGCTTTAACATCTTCGACACTAAAACTTTTAACGCCTAGTCTAGGTTGCTTGCCTGTTTTTTTAAATGGGTTACTCATCTTTTAAGTCCTCCGGTGTACTTAGTTTTTTATTCAATATACCTTGAAATACTGATTGTGTAAAGGTCGGAAGCATTAATTCGCTTATAGGATTTTTAACATGGCCAGTAGACCAAGAAATACAAGGTACTCCCTTTTCGTCCCAAGCTACAAGAGCATATCCTTTAATATCTACTTTATCGCTAATTTTGATACAAGCATCATGAAAAGCTTGAACTACTTGATCATCTTGTATTTGAACTTGTTCTTTAGGTGTAGGTTTTCTAGGAGTTAATCTCCACCTATCAAGAGTAATAATGTTTGTTTTGGCGCAATTGTTTTCTTGTTTCATTATCATCGTCCTCTGGATCGTCTGGATGTAACACTAAAAATCCATCACGTATCCTCATTAAAGCTTGCACAATTGTATCATGAATATCATCATGCTTCCCATATGGAAATTGTGCTGATTCTTCTATAACATCCTTAGTCCATTCTTCGTCCATTGTAAACACTAAACCGCCTTCAAACATTGAAGCTACACTGTGTGTTCTTGAAACTTTATCTCTTTCTGGCGTATAAGTAACTATAGGAACTCCGGATCTTCGCATATCTTGTATTAAAGATTGACCACTAGCTCTTTTTTCAATTAATACTTGATCGGGCATCCATTCGTAATAACTGTCTTGTGCTCGTTTTCTTAAATCTGGATATTCTAATCTTTCTTTCCAAGCGTCTAATAATATGCATGCAGCGTAAGGAACATTATTTTCATCTCTAGCTGTAAAGACGCCCCATGTAGTACATGCTGAAAAGTCAGCAGAAGATTTTGTACTAAACGCAGTATCATAAGATTGTACAACGTAACCTAATGTTGGAATTTTTTTCTTATCATAAATATTCCACCAATCCCTTTTTATAATACTGCCTTCTTCGTTACTAGGACGTTGTTGATAAAGAGCTTGCCATACACGTTCACCAACTGTATTTTGAATTTTTTGTAAATCAGTTTTACTATATGCTTCTGGCCATAAAGCATTACCTTTATCATCTATAGCTGGTAAATCTAAAACTTTCCAATCTTCTCCTGATTCATTTAAAATATATCCTGCTAAATCATCCTGGTGCCATCTAGTTTGAATTACAATAATCTTTCCGCCTGGTTGTAATCTTGTGTAAGCTACAGACTTATACCATTCTAATAAATTTCTTCTTTGAACTTCTGACTCTGCATCTTCTCTACCTTTAATCGGATCATCTATAATTAATAAATGTGCACCTCTACCAGTAATAGCTCCTCCAGCACCAACTGCAGAATAGGTACCACCATGTATAGTATGAAATCGTTTAGCTGATGTACTGTCTGATCTTAAAGCAACTTGAGGAAAAACTTTATTAAAATCTTCTCCTTGTACTTGGTTTCGAACCTTACGACCAAAGTCATCTGCTAATTCTTGAGCATAAGTAGATTGAATTACAAATTCGTTTGGATTATTTCCTAGATACCATGCTGGAAAAAATTCTGAACATAACATACTTTTACCATGTCTTGGTGGCATAAAGACCGCTAGTCTTTTTATTTCTCCTGATTCAAGCTTCTCTAGATTTTTTGCAATTAGCTGTATGTGCGCAGGGTCTTTATATCCAGTCTTTTGGTAAATTTGAATAGCTGACTTTAATTTCTCTTTGATCTGTAACTCTTGCATTTTGTTTTCCTGCACCTACGGCGCCAGCCTTTTTATATATATCAAATTTTTCTTTAAGTAAAATAAATGGATCTGATTTATCTTTAAGATTTTTTAATATAAATTCATTAGGTTGACCCATGAGCCCTAGTAACCAATTAATTTTTAAAGCATCTTTGTATCTTAATTTTACCATATCTATATGATGAAGATCACCTCGTTGATCAGGATGACCTTCATTATATTTTCTAGCTCTAAAAGTTTCATCATTATTGTTACCAGTTATATCTGCTCTATCATGTATAACTTCTATATCAACGTCCCGCATTATATCTAACATGTAAGCTATCTCTGAGAGCCATGCATCATTTTGACCATGTAAACTAATGTGATCTAATAAATAAAACCATTTTTGAGGAAAGCAAGGAAAGATACTATAAGGATGTTGAGTTTGTTCTTTAAAACGAAGTAGACAAAACTCATCTTCAAAATCCATAATTTTTTCGTCCCAATTTTTTGTTTGCATTAAAGCATCGTCATTGAAAAACATAATCCATTTACCTTGAGCATAGCCCGCCAAAGTATTATTATATTTATGTAAATTTTCGTAACCTATAGGTTTAAACTGTAAAGCTAATTGATTTGGATATTTTGATTCTTTTAAAAAATTAAAAGTTTCTATATCATCTTCATCGACACCAAAAAGAAA